ACTCGTGGTTCAATGGGTACTAAAGCGATGACACCTCCAGTAGGTACAACCGCTCAAAGACCTGGCGGCGTTGATGACGAATTCAACACTGGTTGTTTAAGATTCAACACCACATTAGGTGCTCTTGAATACTACAGCGGAACTGCATGGATTCAGCCTGGAGTTGAGGCATACAGTACAATCAACACATCTCAAACTGTTGTTGACGGAACTAACTACTTCGTTAATACAAACGGTGGTGGTGTGACTGCAACACTCCCAGCATCTCCTAACTTAGGTGCTAAGGTTACATTCTTTGATGTTGCGAAGACATTTGATTCTAACGCATTGACAGTCGCTGGTAATGGAAAACTAATCCAAGGGGATTCTAACAACTTAACTGTTAACACAGAAAGTGCTGCATTTAGTTTAGTATTCTCAGGTGATTCATACGGTTGGAGAATCTTCTCCATCTAATATTTGATGATCTACATTATGATTATTTTTTACCACATTTCGAGATAATAAATGGCCGATTATAGAGCATATCGACAAATAAGAGCAGACCAGTTACCTGATGGCGTCATTGATGCTTCCAAGTTACAGTCTGGTGTGGCACCAAGGTATTGCGTAAAACATATTTACGGTCATCCTTGTTACTGTACTCCAGGCTGCTGTTGTGCTTGGACAGTTCCTTCTGGAGTTGAAAGAGTAACTTTTGAACTCTGGGGTGCTGGAGGTAATGGAAATGGTGCATGTTCATGTAACAGATGTCAACATTTCCAAGGTGCTGCTGGTGGAACATATAACACTAAGACAATAAGTACGACTGCTGGTTGTACTTATTCTGTATGTGCTGGTGGTGTTTACAGATGTTGTTCAAGAGAATGTAATGGTTGCGAAGGATGTTCTTCCTACGTTAATGGTTACAACTTAAGTAACTTCTGTGCTCGTGGTGGTGCAAGAGGTTGTGCAAACGCTGACTGGTCGGTTGTATGTACATCTAGAGCATGGTGTTGTGTATCGCCTGGAACTTGGGGAGGAGACTTCGCAATGGCGGGACACCAAGATGGTTTCTCAGGTCACTGGAACTGTCACTGTACTGGTGATATTAATAACACATGTACTACTGGTGCTCCATTCTTGGTAGCAAGTACAGAAAACCAGTTAGACCAGTGTTGGATACGTTGCGGTTGTTGGACTGCTCCATATGCAACTGGTGGTATGAGTGCCATGACTACATATTGTGGTAGTGGACATTGTGGTCAGGGCGGTCAAGGCGGCTCTGGAATGGTAAGAATTACATACCTATAAAAGGAACTAATGGCTAATTATTCATCATACAAGATAGTAAACGGAGACCAATTTGTTGGTGCTGCAGTGACAGCTACCAAATTTAGTGGTTCTCCTAACTCATCCTACGGTGTTAAATGGTTCTTCGGAACTATGTGTAGATGTTCACCTGGCTGTTGTTGCCTTTGGAGTGCTCCAAGTGATGTCCAAAACATGTGGATTCAAATGTGGGGTGCTGGTGGTAACGGTACTGGTGCATGTTCATGTAACAGATGTCATCACTACGAAGCTGCTCAGGGTGGATACTATAACTCTAAAATGTTAGAGACGAATGGTGGTTGTCAATACACTGTTTGTGCTGCTGGTGTTTATCCATGTCTCTCTAGAGAGTGTTATGGATGTATGGGTTGTACTTCTTATGTAAATGGATACAACTTATCAAACTTCTGTGCCATTGGTGGACAGAGAGGAAATGCTAACCCAAGTTGGACTGAGGCTTGTACTTCTGACAACGCATGTTGTAGAGCGCCTGGAAATAACGGAGGAGACTTCGGAATGGGAAACCATACTTCCGCATGGTCAAACTCTAGACATGATACCTACAGAGGTTGGTGTCACTGTTATCATTATGGTCAATCTCCTACTTCTGCACCTTTGATTGGTACTTATTCAGCACAGTCAACTAGAGAATGTTGGATTCGTTGTGGTTGCTGGATCGCTCCTTATGGACACGGTGGCCAGAATGCTATGACTACATACTGTGGTAACGGTCACTGTGGACAAGGTGCTACTGGTGGCGGTGGTCTAGTCAAAATTACTTACTTCTAAGAAGCAATGGCAAGTTATTCAAGTTACAAAAAGATATCTAGCGATATGGTCGCAGCTGGAAGTATACCTTCTAGTGCCATTGCATCAGGAACTTTTTCAAACTGGTGTGTTAAATGGATTTACGGAGCTCCAGGCAGTGTTTGTAGCACTGGTTGTTGCTGTGCTTGGACTGTTCCAACTAACGTAACAAGAGTTACATGGGAAGTCTGGGGTGCTGGAGGAAACGGACACGGAGAATGTAACTGTAACCGTTGTGGAAACTGGCACGCTGCTGGTGGTGGATATTATAATACAAAAACTCATAGCACTGCTCAAGGATGTGTATATACAGTCTGTGCTGGTGGAGTTTACAGATGTTGTTCAAGGGAATGTGTAGGATGTAAAGGATGTTCTTCCTATGTAAATGGATATAACCTTTCCAATTTCTGTGCTGCTGGAGGAACTAGAGGTTGTTATACTAACGCTTGGGGAGATCAGTGTTACTCACACTACGAAGATTGTTGTGTTCAGCCTGGTGCATGGGGTGGAGACTTTGCGATGGGCAACCATGCTGGTACTTCATACAGACCTGGCGGTTTCAACTGTCACTGTTTCTTCAACAATGACGCCACTCCAACTGGAGCTCCATTCATCGGAACTCTAGGTGTTAGTTACGGTGTTAGACAGTGTTGGATACGTTGCGGTTGTTGGACTGTTCCATACGCACATGGTGGACAAGGTGCTACTACTTCTTACTGTGGAAATGGTCACTGTGGACAGGGTGGACAAGGTGGATCAGGACTCGTTAAGATCACTTTCGTTTAATCCGAACAAGAAAATTTGTCAAAAGAGGGTTATAGACCCTCTTTTTTTATAAATAGTGCCGAAGGAGTAAACCCGAATAAATCCGAAATGGCAACAAAAATTATTTCACAAGGTTGGCAACTATCATTGCCCAACAGTTTTCTTGTAGACCACTCATTTAGTGATGGCAAAACAAGAGATCAAACATACGATGGCCCTGACAAGATCTATCTACAAATTGGTGCAGATGGAAAAGAAAAGTATGGCCCACTCACAGAAGACGACATTGCAGATGGTCGTCCAAAACCAGCTGACGTAGTTCAGTGGTACGAAGTAGACTGTGCTAGATCAAATCTACACACACTTATCTGTCAACTCAGAGGCCCTGTTGTTGATGAAAAAGAAGAAAGTAGAGATATTCCTATAGATGAAGTAACTGTTCATCCAGGCTCACCAGACTTAACAGCTGATGGATATCCACAATTCACATATTCTAATGTGTTATTCCCAGATGACATCTATGACTTTGAGAGTATTACTGTTGCAAATCCAGGCAGTGCTGGCCCTGATGACATTACTATAAATGCATTTACAGCTAAAGAAAAGTTGAATGGTGCAAATGAAGACAAGACTTGGGACATGGTTAGAAAGCATAGAAACGACGAACTAGAACGTAGTGACTCTGGGATTGCAGAAGACATGCCTGATGACATGAAGACTAAACTAAAAACATTCCGTCAACAGTTAAGAGATCTTCCAAACAAAATGGCAGCTGCTGGTGTTGATCCAAACATTGCAGATATGATGTTCCCAATGAATCCATTACATGTAGATCCTCCAACAGACCCTGCTGATGGTGATGCTAGTCTAACTCCATCATGGAAACCCCCTGCAACATAAACTTTTATATATAAAATAATTCACCAAGATCCTCCTAATAAGGGGATCTTTTTTATTATATGTTTGAAGTAAATCCAGTAAAAATTTCACACATACAAAGATGTTACGATCATTGGAAACACAATGATTTTGGTTATATTTACAGAAAAGTATTCATCATAGATGATTTTTATAAAAATCCTGATGAGGTAAGAGAATATGCTTTATCTTGTGAAAGAACAACCGATCAATCAATTTGTGGTGGTTTGATTGGATCAAGAGTTGTAGAAGATAGACAAGATATGATTGATAATCTTCGACCAGTATTTTCTGAATTATGCCAACATGAAGAGTGGAAAAATCTAGAATATGATGATGCTGAGTTTCAAGAGAAGTGGGACAACATGAAGTTCATGGTCAATCATACGACACATGATGACATAATGAAAAAATTTACTAAAACTGTCTATACTTATACTCACCATAAAGATAATATTGGATCTAAGTGGGCTGCATTAGTATACTTAAACAAAGATGATGAGTG